GCACAATCAATGACGCCCTCATCTCCGGCGGCAAGATGCGCGTTGCCAAGATCAATCCAAAGTTCGACCGACTGCAGGCTCTCACCGCCGAGCAGAAGAAGGGCATGTCCCTGGAGCGCCAGCGCCTCAACCAGCTTGGCGAGGTAGCTGAGGAGAACGAGGACTTCCTCCTGGCACTCGAGGCCATGAACCGCAAGCAGCTGGTAGAGCCAGAGCAGAACCGCATGCGTGCGATCTACCGACGCTACGACCACTACTTCCACCCTAACACCTTTACCCTTGGTGGTGCGGATCACTGGGCAGAGGACCCAAGCGCACGGCTGTCAGGCCGTTCGCACGTGTCAGTCAACCTGCACGCCTCCTACGTCCAGATCCCAGCCTCACTGCAGGCTGTTACCCCTGTCATTAACTACGTCCCAACGGGCCCTACTGAAGGCGAGCGAAACCAGGCTTCGCGCAGAGAGCGTCTCATGTACGCTTGGTGGGATGCCAATGACATGGACCTCAAGCTCGAAGAGGCAGCTCTTCTCAAGGCTTTGTACGGCAACACAGCTGCCAAGATCTTCTGGGATCCGATCAAGAAGATGCCACGCATCCAGATCGTTGACACCCCAGAGAACCTCTACGTTGGCTACGGCAGCTCTGACTACACCCGTGTAGACTGGGCGCTGTACAGCTACGGCCTGTCCCCACAGGCTGTGCTCGAGGAGTGGGGCGTTGACGTGATCCCGGTACGAGATGGCAACCAGTGGTTCCCATACACCTCGTCCAGCACGCATGATGACCCAATCGCCAGCATCTACCTAAACAGCTACCACCGCGATCCGATCCGATACCAGACGGCGTACGACCAGATGAAGATCGAGATCATGGACTACTGGTACAAGCACCCTACTACCCCAGGTAAGCCACCTCTCGTGTGCAACGCTATCATCGTCGGCAACACCGTCGTGAAGCGCACTGAGCACCCTGAGCTTGAGGGGATCATCCCTTACATCATGCTACGGAACAGCATGATCCCAGGCAGCCCGTACGGCAAGCCTGAGCTGTACGACATCGAGCAGCTCCTCCGGGAGAAGGACGAGAAGATCACGGCGCAAGCCCAGATGATCCACTCCGTCGTTGGCGGTCAGATGTGGCAGCTCACTGGTGCCGAGGCTCCCGATGAGGTCCCGGCCAACGCCATCCCGAAGCCAAACCAGGTCGCTACCCCTGGGGCCGGGAACCGCATTGAATCCATCAACCCATTCATTCCTCAGTTCCAAGTAGAGGATTACAACAAGCGTATCGACCGTGAACTTGCAGTCGCCTCTGGCTTGAACGATCTTCTACTTGGACTTGCTCCATCTAGCGTACTTGGCTCTAGCCGTGCGATTGCACAGCTCATGGCCAACTACGAAGCTCGCATCTCCCCAAAGCGCAAGCTCCTCTACAGCTGGATCCAGCAGGTATGGGAAGTGTGCGCACGAGTGTGGGAGAACAAGGATAAGGCAGTTGCCAACGTCATCGATGGAGAATACTCCATCATGCTGACGCCACCAGAGCTCACTCCACGAGACACCATCGAGCTTGCTCAGACCGCCATTAACCTGGTGCAGAACCGACTCTGGTCGGCAGAGCGTGCGATGGATCGCATGGGCGTAAGCGACCCAGAAGGCGAGAAGGACCTGATCCGCGACGAGCAGACAGACGCCACACTCAACCCAGCTGCGGTACAGACGATGGGTGCGCTCATCCAGATGTTCTCGCAGATGCAGCAGCAGGCTCCTGAGGCAGCTCAGCAGCAGGCAGCGGCAGGGCAGGCAAGCGCCATGGAGGCCATGGCCAGCATGAACCCACCGCAGGGTGGCATGCCAATGCTCAACTCTCCAACGGATGGCGCCGTTCCGCCACAAGAAGCTCTACCTCAGAACGCGCAAGAGGGCGGAGCAGACATAATGTCAATGCTTCAATCAATGCAGGGAGGTAATGAATAATGGCCCGACGTGGTAGCTTCGGCAGATCAGGCACAACACAGAACCTTTCTGTACTCGTGTACCAGCTGGTCAAGGAGCAGATGAGCACTGAGCTCACGAACATCCTTAACGCTTACGAGAACAACATGAAGGACGGTAGATACACCACCCAGTTCAATGGTCAGAACGTAGACGGCGAGTACGTCATGACGTACATGTCTCAGATGCTCCAGGGCTTCCCGCCTGGATCGACTGAGTACGAGACCCTCAACTCGCAGCTGGCAACATTCCGTTCACGATACCAGCGCGATGTTCAAAATCTTGTTATTGACTCCATGAACAACGGAACCCAGATTGACTTTGGCCTTCTCGGGCCGGCGTTCTCCAATAAGGGGATTGCAGAGGTAGAGCTTTCCGACGTCCGTAACTGGGCAGACGGAGAGATCGCTGCCTTGCTAGAGAACGGAGATAGCGCCCAGGCCGACAAGATTAAGGGCGCAGTCTTCGTTGCCGGGTTTAATGTCGAGAACGATGGCAAGGTTGCTGCTGTGAACAATGAGTCCATGAGCAGAGGACAGTACAATAACTGGCTGAAGGGGCAGCTCCAGGCAGCCCTTGATGCAGGATACACAAAAGACAGCGAAGCGTACCGAGGCATTCTAAAGCTTCAGGCTGAAGCTGCTAAGAATGCTAAGGCTGAGGGTGAAGGCAAGGCAGCCGAGGCGGTCGTCAAGAAGTTCAACGCTATCAAGAGCGCACTGAACGACAAGGCCAGAGACATGCTCCAGGCATATGCTGATGCCAATGGTATCAACATGGCAGAGATCAATGCGCTCATCGGCCAGGCTAAGGGTGACTTTGTTTACTACGAAACAATGCAAACTCTTGCTGGCCAGATTGGCAAGGGTGGGGAGTACGATGGATTCTACGGCGACGTAACAAGATTTGCTGGAGACCAGCTACTCTCAGAGTTCAACGCCTTGGTTGTAGGTAGCCAGGCTGAGCTCATTGACCTTAGAGAGAACGGCCTGGGCGGACTGTCTGAAGAAGATAGGATTAAGATCAAGGGTGACCTTGATGGTGAGATCGCCACAGGCAGCGCATACGTTTCACAAAGCGGCATTCCATTTAGCTCTGGCGGCAGCGTAAGCGCCCTTGACTCACTGTACACCGGACTAGGTGCTGCTGGCGTGTACTTCAGAAGCGACGGCTCAACCAAGATCGGAGAGGGTGGACATCCTGAGGCTGTATTCGCAGTCATGAAGGAGTTTGGTGACAAGCTCGGTGACGTCGAAGGATACTCACTACTCAAGTCACTTGCCAAGGGCGATATCCCTGTCACGCTCATCGAGGGCTTTGGCAGCGAACTCATCCAAGACAACAATCCACCTGACGGAGTGATCAGTTCAGCCGAATGGAAGACCGCCTTTGATAACGGTCTATCACGAGACACGTTTGCTAGCATCGAGGAAGCAGCCGCGACGAAGGCTGCTACACTTGTAATGCCTTCGGTTGGCGGGTCTGCTACAATCTCACCAAAAAGCTTGGTAAAGATTGTGCTCGGCGCTCACATGAGCAGCTACATGCTGGCTAACGGCGGGCAGGTTGTCATCCGCCCAACCGGCACTGTGACGATCAGCGATGCGTCTTCGCCGGCTGGCCCTCTTGCGCGTCCTGCCCTCATCAAGGTAGGCGGCAAGACCTACGGCGGTATCAGCGAACCATTGACGATTAGCCAGGTAACTGAGGGATCGCAAGAGGCGACAGACTGGGCAGCAGCGAACACAAACATGCAGATTAACGTTTACAGGACTGGTGGCCCAGGAGACAAGAATGCTGGCATCTACGTCAGTATTGTCGGAGGGCTAGAAGGGCCTAATGGCAAGGCGCCGAACGGCATCATCATCCCTTACGACAAGTTCAAGCGCTGGATGCGTGACGTTGCTGGAGTCGACATCGATGACAGAACCTTCATGGTGCCAAACTCGCAAGAGCCTGCCATCATCAGGGTGTCCTCAACCGACCGTGCCACAGCAGAAGGCATTGACATCAATAAGGCTCTAGCCGGAATCACTAACCCAGACAGTGAATACTTCATCGGTAGATCTACCACGGGCAAGGGGGCTGGTATCATGCAGCTTACAGAAGCCGGGGTTACAGGCCTGCAGGACCCTGGGTTCATTACTGACCCAGCTAATGTTAAGGGCGCTATCGACGAGGCGTTCAAGAATCCTTCGGATATTCTCTCCAGGGCTACTGCATATGCAGCAGCAAGAGGCGAGCAGGTAACCCAGAAAGACTTGATCAAGGCTGTATATGCCAGCATCCCTGGCATCCCTACGACGTACAACATGGACCTCCAAGCCGAGCAGTTTGGTAAGTTCGGCGACGTTGGCGCAAGGATCACATCCCTGTTCCCAAACATTAGGGCTGGGGCTCCAGTGATTCCAAAGGGTGAAGGTGCAGTGCCAGGGACAACGGCCCCAGCACCAGCTATCCCAGAGGGCCCAGTACCAACGTGGCGTCAGCCTCAGGTTCCGTCAAGCCCTGGCCGCAAGCCAGAGATCCCACAGAGCACTACACCTGCTCCGGCAATCCCAACGCCGGCTGGCGGATCTGGGAAGAAGGACGATGGCGGACCGTTTGGGTTCCTTGGGGAAGTATTCCGGAACATCCCGAATATCTTTGGGACTCCAAAGGTTGGCACTACAAAGCCAGCTGAGACAAAGCCAGTTACCGCCAAGCCAAAGGAGACCAAGCCAGTGTCGTACTCGCTCACTCCTAGAAATAGACCACCTGGAACTGGAGGCAATGTTTAATGCCACTATACTACGACCAGCCACCACAGCGTCTACCTGGTAACGAAGTAAGTACCAGGGATCTTCGGATCAATCTTGACATCGGTGGAGATCAGAAGGTAAAGGACCTGCGCCCAGACGAGCAGCTGTTTGCTGCAATGGGTGGCGCCGTAACCGACACGATCAAGACAGGTATCTCTATCGGCAGCAAGATCCCGATTCTAAGCGATGCGGTAAAGCTAGTAGCTGATAGCCCTGTTGGCTGGACGATTGGTAAAGGGCTCGAAGTTCTGCAGCTTTCGTCTAACGTCGTAAGCACCGGCGGAGCGTTCCTGCGCAAGGCACTGACCCGTAAGGAAGATCTGCCAGCAGATATCCAGAGAATGATCAACTCTGGCGCTGACGAGATGGACGTACTCAACTACATGGTGAAGACACAGCGTGCATGGAGCGACTCCCCTGAGGCAAACCTTGTCTTCAGCCTCCTAACAGATCCACTCACGTACACACCTGCCGTACTCGGCAAGGTTGGCATGCTCAAGCCCGCCGTTGGCGTGGCTACTGGCGTTGCAGGCGGCGTGGCTGGCGGAGCTACGGCTGGCCTCATGGGTCTTGGCCCTATCGGCGCAGTCGGCGGCGGAATCATCGGTGGAGTCGTTGGCTCTAGAAGAGCAGCGCAGTTCGCTGGTCGAGCACTTGAGCGTGCCGGAAAGCTAGAGCGAGTTGCTCAGCGAGCGAAGCTGGCTGGTAAAGAGGTACTAGAATCAGACATTGCAGCATTCGGCGGAGAACTTACTACCGCAGAGAAGCTTGCCATTGGGCTCAACAAGCCAAGAGGTCTGAACCTCAGCGAGAGGCTTGCTATTGGCCGGCAAGCTACTGCGGCAATCGCTAAGGCAGAGAAGATCCTAGAGGGCGCCAAGGATCCAGGTGTCATCCAGGCCCAGAAGAAGATTATCTCCAATGCGCAAGAGGCAATGAAGGACGCTAACGCCATTGATGAGGGGATCATTTACGGAACGTACAGCGCACTTAAGGCGATGACTGAGACCGCAAGCGGACCTATGAAGTACCTGGCTTCTGCCTTCACTGTACCTGCCCACATGCTTATGCAAAGAGAGCTGGGCGGCATCCGGCTGAACGAGCGCGTTGCCAAGTACGGCGCTGGCATCTTCGGTGACGGAGTAACGTCGGCATTCAACGAGCTGGTAGGTAGGGGAATCGCCAACTTCGGTATGATCGGCATGCAGAACGTTTTCCTTGGGAAGAATACATACAGAGCAACAAACGTAGCTGAGCGCATTGCCAAGGCATACTTCGACGCCAAGCAGGACCTTCGTGTCCTTAGCGGCGCCGGAGCAGATGTTAAGTTCACACCGCAAGAAGTCATTGAGCAGATGCGCACGAACGTTTCCGCTGCTGCTGCCCAGGGCGGAGACACAGGTATCGTCGGCATGTTCGACGCCACTAACCTTGAAGAACTCACAAAGCGCATCGAGTTCCTATCCAGCGTAGACCAGCAGGCTGCTGCACTGACGCCTGGGCGCGGGACCATCCCACAGATTAAGGCTCTTGCCAACTACATCGAGAGCGAGATGAACATCGGAGACATCCAGGCTATCCGACGTGCTAACCCAGATGCCCCAGCCGGGCAGGCGTTCGAGAAGACGTTTGTGTCACAGATTAAGGAGTCTGGCGTTGAGGCATTCCACCAGGCTGGTGTTGATCAGATTAAGAATCAGATGGTGAAGCTCACGTTTGAGGTTCGCAACAAGCAAGTTGCCAGGACCATGTTCGAGCAGCATGCAAAGTCGGCCACTATCGCCCTTGGGCAGAAGTGGGAAGAAGTCGCAGCTGCATGGCGCCGAACGTTCGAAGAGCGATTCGGTAAGTTCTACGATGAGCGTGGTCTTCCCAAGAGCGAGGCAGCCATTGACGAGGCAGCAGAAGAGATGCTGTTCGTTCAGTCCATCGGATACTCTGGCGCAAGCGAAGTCACCGGCACTGTGAACAGACTCTTCGACAGAGTCCAGGCAGCTGACCCAACGCTGATTGCGGAGATCGGGCAGGAGTCATTCGAGCAGCTACAGAACATCTTCGCAGAGATTGGCGGCAAGGTCAACGTCGTATCCAAGTACCACCTGTTCAGTGACACAGCTACAGCACTGCGCCACGCATACATGCTTGTGGAGAAGGCGACACCAGAGGCTACGTCAAGGTACGTAGACGATGAGGCCAGACTGGTAACGGTAAACATTGAGGACAACGTTAGCTCCAGCGTAGCCCGCAGAGCCGGATCTTACGGAGACGTAGCTACGATCAAGCGACAGCTCCAGAAGATGGCAACCAACCCTAAGGCCCCAAGGGGATACGTCAAGATCCTCAACAAGCTTATTGATGGGCTTGACAACACAAACAACCTTGACGATGTGCGAGCCATGTGGGCCAAGACTGCAGCAGATGAGCTCGACGACGTCAGAGCTTTCGGTGGCACCAAGAACCACAAGGAGATCTACGAGTTCCTGCGGGAGGCTATTGACCAGGGGCTTACTTCTAAGAAGCTTTCAGACCGGCAGATCGCAAGGCTATCGTCAGCCCTACGCATCATCGGCTACGATGGAGACTTTATTGCAGGTCTCAACAACGGTGCGTACAGAGTTGCCCTTGCGCCAACCAACAACATGATCTACAAGCCATCCTTCCTTGAGACGGCAACTGCCCAGGGCGGCAAGAGAGCTGGCATGTTCTCCAACAAGATCGTTCCGTTTATTGACAATACTAGCGAGAGCGTCATGAAGGTGTCGAAGCGGATGGTACCAAATCCGGAGTACAAGTCTACGTTCCTCCAGGAGTTCGGCACCAAGTGGTTTAGCGACATCCCACAGAAGTACATCACCGCATCCATCAGACGTCGTATGGCTTCGTACCTAGCTCGCGGCGGCCTTGGGGAGGAAGCCGTAGACGCAGTGCTTGACGATCTCGTCCAGAGAGGTATTGCCAACGGCGTGTCCGCAAGGGGTCTTGAGACCACTGAGCACTACACAGCATTCAAGAACGCTATCGATAGAGTCGGTGGTGTCGGCGCTTACGAGAACTTTGTCCAGTCATACATGCGCAACACCGTTGATGGTGCGACTAAGTTTGATCCTACAAGAGCAGTAATGTACGCCTTCCGTGGCGATAAGAACACTATCGGCCTTACCCAGTACGCTACAGGTGGCGCAAAGGTTTGGGCTCCGTGGATCGCAGGGTACACCGACAGAATCTACCCAACGCTTAAGTTCAAGATGAACCCAATCTACTTTGTCCAAGAGTACCTTGAGAGCCCGACTCTAAACGCTGCTCGTGGTGTCGATGTCGATACCCTAGCCAGCATTAGCCGTGATGGCGCTATCTCCAACGTGAGCGCTGGACAGCTGAGAAACCTCAGTGACGTAGGCCCGGAGACCCAGAACTATCTGGACAACGTCAACTTCCTGGCTGTGTTCCGCAACGACGCCATTGCCCAGGCAACCACTGGGCGGTACGATGATGTGGTCGCAGCCACTGGTCTGTGGCAGAACATCAAGACCGGTCGATCACTTAGCAAGCTTGCCCAGAATAAGGAGAAGTACAGAGACGCATTGGCGCTTGACCTGACTGCAAAGACGTTTTCTGAGACACTAAGAAATAGAGACTTCAACACCTGGTCCGCTCTGTCTGCCCACTACGGCACGACCGATGCTCGAGCAATCTTCACTAACTACGTGAACTACAGGCTGCGACTTGGCGACACGAAGCGTGTGCTCTCTGACATCGAAGCCTCTAGGCCGGCAGGCGTTGGATTCAACCGCATCCCTGACCCAGAAGGTAACGTCCGGTTCGCCGCTAAGGTAGAGCTGATTACCGGAAACAGCAGGCTCCCTGAGGAGCTGGCTAGCCAGTTTGGCGGTAAGAACCTTGGCCCAGAGGAACTCCTTGAGTACTACACCCAGAACCCACACATCTGGAGAGCAGAGCTGGACAAGCACATGATCTCCCTGCAAGACGCTGGCTACGACATGACTGAGATCCTCCCTGTGGCTGAGACACTTCGCAAGAGGATCATTAGGCTAGAGGATGCCATGAAGGAGCAGGCCTACGTTCCAGAAGATATGCGTAGCTTCCTTTCCACAGCCGGTCTAGCTGAGGCGTCGGATAAGCTGGGCGAGGTGCTAAATAGACTTGACATCCAGAGCATCGAGCTGATCCACAAGCAGTCTGCTCTTAGGACCCTGGCCAGTGCGTCTGGCATGATCAACCCTGAAGCAATGACCGACCTTGGCGACATGGTCGTGCAGACCCTGCTAGTCGGCAAGGGCTTCTCGACTGAGGCGCAGAACGTTATCGACGCTGTGAACAGATCCATTGACGCTGCCAAGAACGGCGGCGCAAACATGTTCACGGAAGGGCGGGCGTTCTCTGAGGCTGTGAGCAACGCCATGCGTGCAGAGATCGCAGCTGACCCAAGCTTGATCAGAGTGTTCCAGGAGAACAGCCTGGAGATCATCTCTAACCGCAGCGCAGAAGAGACCGTGTACAATGCGTTCCAGTACGCGTACACCAAGGCTCTCGAGCAGGCGAACAAGACGACGTACTACGCATCGCAGCGCTCGTTCTTCGAGCGGACTATCAACCACCCGATGCTTGGCTTCTACCCGTACAGCTACATGTTCAAGAAGATCCTGCCAGAGTTCTACCAGCTGCTCTTCAAGGGTGGCTTTGGTGTCAAGGCTCCAGGCGCTGGCTACTCCGCATACATGAATGTCCGTGACTACGTAGAGGCCCAGCTAGAAGAAGACCCATCGTTCCGCCGTGCGCTCGAGGCCAAGCCTGAGATGATGTACATGGCAACGATGCTCTTCCCAGGAGTGCCGTGGGATCTGTCAGTTGTGCCACCGGTATGGGCAAGAAACATCTACAAGCGCCTTGCTACGGATAAGGACATCACCCTTACAAACATCCTAGTTGACGACACACTTAGCAGATTCTCTGACTTTGGCCCATTCACCACAGTGCCTCTCGCACTGGAAGGTATTGGGCAAGCATTTGAAGATAATAGCCCGAAGCCTATCAGACGGGTTCCGTCTGCATTCCCTTCGAGCTTGGATTAAAAGGAGGTCAAAGTGACCGACGAAGTCGTGCTGAACGACCAGGACCAGTCGCAGGTTGAGCCTGCCACTGACCAGGATAACGACATCACCACTTGGAAGAAGCGTCTCGCTGGTAAGGACCAGGCTCTGACGGCTACCAAGAAGCAGCTGGATGAGATCAAGGCTGAATACGAAAAGGTTCAGACTTGGAAGCTCCAGATGGAGGAGGCAAGCCTCACAGAGTTTGAACGTGCGCAGCGACGCATCGCCACTTTGGAACAGGAACTGAAGGCAACTCGGGAAGCCGAGAAGCGCGAGCGACTGTCCAAGGAATACCCAACCTACGCTTCGTGGGTTTCGAAGGTGGAGGCTCTCTCCGATGAGGAGCGTGCCGCTGAGTTCGAGAACCTCATGAAGACTGGCGGGGCTCCCAAGCAGGAGTTCGTAGATCCAAACAAGCCGGCGAAGGGCGTTCCTTCGACCGGAAAGAAGCGCTCGTCTGAAGATATTGTCAGGGACATCGCTGCCCTTGGCAATCCTTGGGGCGAGTAAGAAGGAGTAACTAATGGCAACGAATACGCGAGCCACGATTGACGCTGGCTCATCCAATGCTTATTCCGCGCTCATTACGGAGCTCGTTTCGCAGCAGGCTCAGGAGAACCTGCGCAACCGACTGGTCCATGCGATGCCGGGGAACTACACCTCGGGCCGCTTCCAGAAGGGCAGCAACGAGATTCGCTATGCGCGCTACCCAGACCTCACGCCGCTTGGCGTGGCGGACACCCTTACCGAGGCTGGCGCCCCGGCTGAGTATGATCTCACGATCACGACTGAGTCCTTCGTGCCAAAGCAGTACGGTAAGGTTCTCAAGATCTCGGATCTTGCGCAGCTTGACAGCCCGCATGACCTGATCGCCATTGCGTCGGAGCGACTTGCTCGCGCCGCCACGGAGTCGATGGACAACATCATCCGTGACGTCGTAGCACAGGGCACCAACGTTATGTATGCTGGTGACGCTTCTGCTCGTGCCAACGTTGGCACCGGCGGCAACGACAACCTCACCGGTCTGACCATCAAGAAGGCTGTTGCGAAGCTCAAGGCAGCAAACGTCCCAACGTTCGCTGACGGCTTCTACCGCGCAATCATCCACCCAGGGGTCGAGTTCGACCTCTTGACGGACACCAGCGCGAACGGCTTCCTCGAGGCAACGAAGTACACCAAGTCGCTCGACCTCCTCAACGGAGAAATCGGCGCGTACGCTGGTGTTCGCTTCCTCGTTTCGCCAAACGCAAAGGTCTTCACCGGCGCGGGCGGTGGCTCGGCGGACGTCCACTCGACGTTCCTCTTTGGGCCTGACGCCTACATCGTCGGCGACAGCCAGACGCTCCAGAGCTACTTCGTGGCTCCGGGCGGCGACCACAGCGATCCAATCGCGCAGGTTGCAACGCTTGGCTTCAAGATGCGCTTCGGCGCGATTCTCCGTGGTGAGGGCACGACGGGCGAGTTCGATGGTAGCAATACCTCGACCGGCCAGCCGCGCTACCTCCGCATTGAGTCGACCGCAACCGCTCTGTAATCGTAACTAGGGAGTGGGGGTCGGGCTTCGGCCCGGCCCCCGCAACCGCAAGGAGACCTTATGGCTATTACACTATCAGCACTCAGGACTATAGTACGGCGAGACCTGCGTGACTCTGGTGCCACTAAGACATGGAGTGACGACGAAGTCAACGACATGATCAAGTGGGGCGTCCAGGAGGTCTCGCGCATCCGCCCACAGGAGACGTATGAAGAAGTTGCTTACACAGCTCCTGCCGTCGGAGCTTTCTTTACTATCAACACACTTACGCTCGACACTGTTTACCGTGTTGATGCGTATAAGAACAGCAAGCTTGTCGCTTCGGTTCCATTTGCTCAGGATGCCCAGGCTACTGGTGGATGGGACTTCCTCAATGGAAAGCTGCACATGCCACCCTATCTCGTCTTGCCTGACGGATCTACACTGCGGGTGTTTGGGTACAAGCACTATACCCAGCCAACGATTGACTCGTCCTCTATCGAGCTCGACGACGATGCTACTAACGCCGTGCGTTCCTGGGTCCAGAAAGAAGCAATGTTCATGCTGATCTCTGACCGCGTCCGGTTCCAGCAGTGGCAGGTCGCATCAGGGGCATCAGATACAAATAGCATGCAGCTTGCCCAGCTTTATAGTGCGGCAGAGCGACGATGGGAAAAGATCTCTAAGTCAGTGCGCCGCGTGAGGAAGACACCCTAATGGATCTTAGCGCAGCAGTAACTATCCAACGTCCAGGGGCAGCGCCTCTGGACATTAACAGCTTGCGGGACCCTGACGCCATTGGCTCAGCCCCAGCTTCTGGCTACCTCATTGAGCAGGTAGACTTCTCATCTGTGCCTATTACTGCGTTCACGGAGGACACCCCACTGGTGGACGGCGTTGACAGCTACGATCCGTACCTGTCAGCACGAAGCATCAGCATCGTCCTGTCGGTATACGGCAGCAGCTATGGTGACTTCTGGGACAAGATCACTGCGCTAAACGCAGCCCTACAGGCTCAGCCCAGAGCGGCTGACACCAGCACGTACCCAGCCCTTGGGGCAGATGGCCAGCGCAAGTTGTCGTTTACCCAGCCAAAGGCAGCTGGTAGCTATAGCTTGTACATGATGGTAAGGCCAATGGCAATGCCACGATTTGTAACCGACGCATCATCTGCAGCTGGCGACGCTACGCGTGGCTACTCAGTCCGATGCACTATTGGTCTAATGGCAGAAGACCCATACAAGTATTTCGAGACAGCGTCTACAGTCAGTCGCACCGGCAGTGGTTCATTGTCTGTTGTAAATACTGGTACCACAATCGCGTGGCCTGTCGTAACCTGGAACATTACATCGTCTACCACTGTGTCGGTAACTCTTGGTAGTGATACTGTCGAGCACACTGCTGAAACGTCGACAGTCACCGATACGTTCAAGACGGCATCGTCAACAGACTCTTCAACCCTTACTAGCTACGAGTTCTTTAGCATCCCGCCAGGAACGTCGACCGTAACCGTAGTGGGCCAGTCAGGCCAGACCGTTAGCATCACAATCAGGGAGGCTATCCTTTAGTGGCAGCTAAGAACATTGTAGTAATCAGAAGCCGCAATGCCTACAACGCAGCCGATGAGTTCTGGCAGGGTGCGCCCGTTGCCGTAATCACTGACGCCCGTGACCTGGGAGTTCAGCTCTATGCCAACGATGCCGGGTCCATGTACTTCACACTGCCAGTCGACCACCCTGCACTACCGCTTATTGACCCGATCAATCAGCACTACGTTGTGCAGCGCTGGAACGGTAGCAGTTACGACACTATCCAGTCAGGCTTTATTACTGACTACGATGCCAGCTCTAACGAGGTGGTCATTACTGGGGTGGACTACATGACTACCCTGAACAAGTACTACACCCCTATTCATGGCCCTGAGCTGGGCGCCAAGGCCATCCCCAATACTGATACAACAATCCTTGTGGACAACACAGCACCAACAGCGGACGTTACCCCAAAGACAGTCATCGATGGCGCTATTACCAAGGACCGGCTAAAGGCATCTGAGAGCTATGCGGTTGCAACAGTGAACTCCAGCTACCCAGACGCTGGCAAGGTGTCTGTATTCTCTGGCGCAGCCCAGAACGCGGCAATCCCGAGCGGATCAAGGGATTCGATAACGGTAACATACGAGGAGATCTCAGGGGTAAAGACCGGAACTGTTATCCTGAGCGGGTGTGTTTATATCTACAGAGCAAACTACGGAGCTGGATCACCGATTAAGTACGATACGTTCCAGGACGGAGAAACCGGAGAGATCATCGAAGGTAACCTTTCTATCGGAACAAGTTCTTCTTCCAAGGGTAAGATCGGCTTCATTGTTTCGTCAAACCCAGGCGGCCCTCTTGCAAAAGTTGAGTACGACGTTTATGTCGGTACAGGAGGTTTGGACATTGGTATGTCTAATAACGTTCCATTGAACTTTAGCGTTAAGCTACGTCCAGTTTCTAACTTTGCTTCAGCAAGCGAAGTCCACAACTCAACAAGCTCAACCAACCTTAACCGAACCATGTCAATCCTGTCGGAGGGAGTGAGCTACGAATTCTATGTCACCCCATATTACTATGGGAACCTAAGCCCAGCATCTGCTACTCCACCAGGTGGTACACCAGGCACTGGCAATGTCGACTACAACCAGTACATCTGGGGCGCAACCACAAGGGCACCGGAGTCTGCATTCACTGCAGGTCTTCAGACCAACACAGTCCGTGACGCATTCGATGATCTATTCGACGTTAACGACCCAGCAAATGTTCTCGAGCGGACAAGCGATTACCCAGCTATAACCCCAGCGCCAGAACCACTAATCAAGTTCATGTCAATCGAACATCTAGGAACAAGCACAACAACCAAACATCCATACGTAACAGCAGGTCAAGGCCCAGTAGACTTCATGCGTGACCTAGCAGATATCGAGATGGGGTCTAGAGAGAATGGTGAGAAGGTTGTCTTTAACTTCTATGGGGTTCCCTCCGCGTCGCCCGACGGCAAGAAGCTAAGTGTACACCACTCTGTCTCGCCAGACCCACAAGCCACTCTGATCTACCCAGGCCAGATCATGGACTTCAATGTAACAAACAAGCGCAGCCTTAAGGTCACCTCCGCTCGCGTCATCCCAACGACAGACTTCCTCATCGGAGCCAGCACGGAAGGAGCAGGCGGGGCCAAGACCAAGGGCGTTGTGAAGGTAGCCACTGGCACAACTAGTGCCAGCCCTGCACTGCCATCTGTCATCAGCCAGGGCGGATTCCTTTCTGCTGACGCAGCAGGTAACCACGCTCAAGGTATCATCAACGACTTCGGACAGGACTCCGACGTCCAGACAATCCGGGTGTCTTTGCGTACTGAACAGTTTGGACCTATCGGTGTGTCCGGTACCCCAAAGCTTGGAGAGACAGTGAAGGTTGTCGTCCGTAGGAAGGGTGTTACCGTTGGCGGCGATGAGCTGTCTGGTAACTACAACGTTGGCGGTATGCAGTGGATTGCCAAGATCGACGGCACTGAGCGCCTCTCCTTGGACCTGGTAAAGCCTAGCAAGTTTAAGGGTCCTGCCATTACCTGGGAGCAGAAGCCAGCCCCAACACCTGAGCCTGCCGCAAAGCCGTACGCCGGGCGCAAGCCTGCGGCAAGGAGAGACCCAGCTGGCAATGAATTGCCTGACCCGAAATCTACAGAGGGTATGACTGGCGCCTTTACTGGTACTTCGTACATGTACCCAAGTACCTCCGGCGCCCCTATGCCACCTGCCGCACCCAAGATTAACACATACTCAGGTGGCAACAGGGTCGGCCTGCCTAGGAATGTTACAGGCAAGAGGAAGAACCTATGACCAGGGGGCAGTTCGAGATCTTGCTGTCTAAACTCGACGAGATTGACGTACGTATCCGTGCCCTGGAGATTGACGCTGCCGGCAGCAAAGCTGTGCGGAGCGCTAGACAAGCGGGAGATCTGGAGGCAAAATGGAAGGCAGGGATTGTGGCGTCCATCTTGGGCGGTATCGTTACCCTGGCAGCCAAGGTGTACGACACCTTGACAAATGGAGGTAAGTAATGGCAAAGGCCAACCTAGTAGACCGCGTGGGCGAGCTCAAGGAGCAGGGCCTGTCCTTCTCCAAAATTGGAGAGTTGCTCAACATGAGCAAGGATCAGGTACAGAAGTTCCATAAGCGCTATGCTGAGGGGATCCCAGAAGATCTCTTGCCAGCACAGAAGAAGGCAGCAAAGACCCCGCCGTTTGTCGGGATCGACATCGCCTACTTCGACATCGAGACGACGTTCAGTAACTGGCGCCGCATGCTGTGCGGCTCTATTGCAGATAGTTTGGGTAATGTGATCACGCTTAGCCACGACACCCATCCTGGCAAGAATTGGCAGGATGATAGTGTGCTCGTGAAGGCATACTGCGAGGAGCTCGACAAGTACGACGTGATCGTTGGCTGGAACTCTAAGTTGTTTGACGTTCCTGTACTCAACTCGCGCATGCTGTATCACGGGTTCAAGCCGTACAATCCACGCATGCACCTCGACCTTATGTACAAGGCGACTGGCTCGTCGATTGCGATTGGCCGCAAGTCCCTTGACAATGTGTCGAAGTACTTCGGTGTTCAGAACAAGAAGACCCCGCTTGACCCACGCACGTGGGACGATGCGGATCATGGTGACCGTGCTTCCTATGAGAAGATCATCGAGCACTGCGAGGCGGACGTGCTGGTCCTCCGGGATGTGTACGCCAAGCTTAAGCCGATGGTGCACATCCTTCACCGATGACCGAAGACCAGATCC